GATGCATTAATCATCTCAAGAGAATGAACAGGTAACAAACATATCTCACCAGTTACCTTATTGATAACCAAGAATGCAGCCTCATCTTTATCATTAGCTTCTGCGTAAGCTGATATCTGAGCAATATATCCGAATGGATCATCCCTCTCCAGCCTACCCTTATCAAACTTCTTAAAGCTATAATCAGATGCAGACTTACAATCTACTAGGACACCATCAATCATACAGTCTTGATGTCCCTTCACCCCTTCCACACTAACTTCCTTTTGCATATCAGTAACGGTATGTCCTGCTAGTCTGGACAATACAATAAGAAGTTCCTCAAGTATGTAACCATAGAGAAACTTGATACGGGTGGAAGAAGATAGTGGTATTATCTTATCCTCAGTAGTATACATATCATACCATAGCTGTCGATCTTTCTTACCTATAGCTGATAGACGTAAATTACTTCTACTACGAGGCTTCTCATTTAAGAATAGTTTTAAATGCTCCTTTATGTTGGTTGCAAATTCATCTACGTGTTTATCTATTTCCTTCTCATCCATCTGCAATTCATCTGGATCAAAAAGACTATAGATATCTTCAACTAATGTATGTATATCTTTCATATTAAAAAAGTAGGAGAGGCACTACACCTCTCCCACAAGATTAACTACTTAACTAAGAAGCAAAGGGAATGTCATCATCCCCATTTTCTTCTGAAACAAAGGCACCGTCCACAACATCAAAGGCTTCATCTGCCTCTGTGTTGTAAGGAATAAGATTAGTTACTTGTACGGCACGGAGATCCGCACTTACTCCTTGACGACCCTTGAACTCCCACTCATAGGTAGTGTAGTGAACATTAACCTCTGAGCCATTACCAATAAGGGTGTTGGTCATGGTACGCTTCTGACCATCTACTAGATCAGGAGCACGGTTGAGAGAACCGTCTTTCCTACGGACCTTACGCTTAACAGAAACGAAATCACCACGTTCATCACCTTTATTCTTAATCGCAAGCCCGTCCTTCTTGACAGTCTCAAGACTCTTTTCAGTAAGGTTACAAACGTCTACACTCCACACACCATCACTATCAAATGTGGTGTTAGGATTGGTGATAGCTGACCAATAAGCGGTCCCTGAAATTACTGACATATTTATATATCTCCTATATGTGTTATTTAAAAATGAATTATCTCATAATTAGATCAAGGTGTCAACAATAAAATTACCTTAATCTAATTAATCCATATGTAGTTCGTAAGAACTTCACTACATATGGTTAATTAGTGTGTCTCAGCCCATGTCGTTCCATGTTTCCATGTACTATCCAGTGGGCATTTGAACTTTAACTTGAGTTCCGTATCTTTGATAGCATCCTTGGTTATGATACCGAACTGGTTCACATCCTTCTTTGCTACCTCGAACTGGTACTCGTCATGTATTGACGCTACTAAGCGTACGTCAATTCCTTTACGGCTTATTCTTTGTGTCATATTAATAAGCCAATCCTTACAAATAGTTGCACCTGCTCCTTGAATTAATGTATTAAGGGCAGCATGTGGTGATCTTATATGCAGGTGTCTACCATCCACTCCACGTATAGTACCTCTCTCAGCGGCCTTCTGAACGGCATTACGGACACGTTTGAGAGCTGGCATATTAGACAAGAACCTATCCATTAGTTTCTGTCCATGATCTTTGTTACCACCTACGATCTTACCGATCTTGGCAGCACCTGCTCCATACATAAATGCATAGATAAATGTCTTTGCTTGATCCCTGTCTGTGAGTCCAGCCATCTTCATATTAGCTGTATGTACATCACCATTGAGGATCTCATTGGTATAATCTTTACTGTCCATTAGATGGGCAAGGCATCGTAGCTCAAGACCAGAAGCATCTGTACCTACCAGAGTATGGGTATGTGGGTTATCCACAGTCCAACAAGCTCTACATTCCTTACCGAATGGACTACGTACTGCTGGTATCTGGGCCATGTTAGGACTATGGTGAGCCATACGCCCAGTGATAGTCTTCAGAGTTAGTACTCTACCATGTACCCTACCAGTGGTATCGTCATAGGAATTAATCCAAGATTGTATCTGAGCTGTTCTCTTTTGCAATAGGAAGTATCGTGAGAACTTATGTGCTTCTTCCATATTAATCTTATCAAGAATCTCTTCACTGATCTTGGGTTGCCCTGACTTCTCAGTAAACTCCTTTGGTTTCCAACCAAGCTCCATCAACCGATCAGCAATCTGCTGCCGTGATCCTATATTAAATGGTATGTACTTTGTCTTGGTCTTTAACTCAACCACTGTAGGATCAAAGGATACCTTGGACCATGCTTCAAGATCTTGAGCCTCATCAGAGAGGCGAGACAGTAGACCTATGGCCTTACGTATATCCAAGGCAAAGCCATTCTTCTCCTGTTGATCTACTATGGCACGTACCTTATGTTCCATACGGATAGATCTATTGGAGAAGGTAGCTCCTTCTTTTTTCAGTTGATTGTATACCTGATGGGTAAGCTCAACATCATTCTTACAATACTCAAGCATACTCTCTGAGTACTGAGAGAAGTCCTCATACTCCATCTTGTAGTGGTTTAACCCTTCACCCCATGCCTGAAGACTATGACCTTTATCTCTGATAGGGTTGAACAGTTGCGATAGTACCAAGGTATCTATGATCTGTTCTAATTTTATCTGTGTACCTAGTAGCCTATTAAGGTTAGGTGCATCAAACGAAATGCCATTATGCATAACAAAACGATCAATAGTTTTAGCCCAATGTTTAAAATTATCAAGGTTACTGTGATCCCACACTAGTACTTGTGATGTCTGTAGATCCTTTGCTACTATGCAATGGATCAGTGTTGGTTGTAGTGAATCTGTTTCTATATCTACGATTGCGACTTTCATATTCCTCGTCCTGTCCACACCAGTTGCACTCCTCTCCTTTTCCTACATACAATATAGTATGTTCCACCGGACACCAGTGTTCCCACATTTTATATTTCATATCCCAAAACTTTCTCCACATCCACATTGAGATGTAGCATTAGGATTTTTAAATACAATATAGTTACCATTAATACCTGTTGAAAAATCTATAGTTGTATTTATCATTAAAATTTCTGCATCTTTCTTAACATATAACTTCCCTTCTTTAAGTGGAATTATATCATGTTCATTGGGAATGTCAAACAAAACTTCCCATTGGTATGTAAAGCCAGCACAACCACCACCCTTAACACCAAGCTCTATGCCTATTGCATTCTCTGATTTAACAATCCCTGACAGATGTTTATCAGCTTCAGTTGTTATTGATACTAACATTTAACTAGGGTACTTCTTATTGATAAGAGTATCTTTGTCATAACCTTTCTCCTTTAATACTGGACTTGACATCACCTTCACTAACTCAGCATCAGCTACTTTGATATGATAGAACGGCTCTGCCGCTCTCCTTCTATTGTCCACTGGTTTAACATCACACTTGTTTACCATAGCACCATCCATAAACCATGCCTGATCCAAGTGCTTATTAAATATAACAAAGGTTAAGCTACCATGAGATCCATCCCTTGTCCACTTGTCTATGAGCTTATGCTTCCTGTATGGAATACGTATCTCCTTCCAAGACTCAGGCCAATGGTCACGCCAGCTTGTCTTTATCTCTGTTTCAAAGTAACATTCAACATCATCCTTATCTTTACAGACAACATCTACTCCATATGTTTCTTCAGTATTAATATCCTTGTAACCTTCAGACATTAACCAATATGACATAACATTTTTAGTTAATGTATCATATTGATTGTATAAATTTCTATCAAATTTAACCGGCATTTGTTTCTCCTGTATCGAACGGGTTATCAATCTCTGTTAGCCTACCCGTATCTTTGTTATAGAATAAGTGTGTAGCCACACCTGTGTCTCCTGTATACCTGTTCTTGAGTATACGAATGGTAGTTGTGTTGGCAGCGATGGGATCACCATCCTGTTGGTTTCTTTCCAAACCTATGACACCATCACTTAGATGTCCTATGGATGCTGAACCTCTCAAGTGAGAGAGTGTTACTTCCCTGCCATCCTCGTGTCCTCTGTCACCAGAAGGTCTACGTAGATGTGACACAAGTAACAAGCATATGCCTGTCTGCTCCACGAGAGATCGTAGCTTGGTCATTAGTATGTCGATGGACTTACGTTCATCTGTATCCTCTTGACCTGATACAAGTATGCTCAAGTGATCCAGACAAATCCATTTACAATCAAGAGCTTGAGCCATAAACCTAACCCTAGCTAGTATCTCATCGTTGTCCACTGATCCAAAGTGATCGAAGGCAAAGAACCTACCAGAGTTAATAGTCTCATCTTGAAACTTCTTCAGTTGCTCTGGTGTAAACCCATCCCTGATCTCTTTGATATACAGTCTGGCATCAGCTTCCACTGACATGATGTTCCATGCCGTGTTCTTAATGCTTTCTTCAAGAGCAAGGATACCTATGTTATCTTTTGTGTTGCGTAAGAAGTGATGCATAAGTTCTCGTATGACACTTGACTTACCCATACCACTACCACTACAGAATGTAATCAGTTCTCCTGTTCGCATACCGTAGGTTTTCTCATTCATCTTGGGCCAAGGATAGAGACAAGTCTCACAGAAATCCTCATCGTATAATGTCTCGCCTAAGTCTTTGAGGTTAACTATACCAGCAGGTGTGAATGGTGTTGCATTCCACCAGCAATCGTTGAAGGCAGCACGTTGTCCCATCTTGAGATACTCATTGGCATCCTTGTGATCCATGCGTACTATCTTTGCTTTGTTGGGAGCAAACAACTGAGCTACCTGTTCAGCAGCTTCCTGTCCCTGCTTGTCCATGTCAAAGCATATGACCACGTTATCAAAGCTATCCAGATAACGGAAGGCTTCCTTGCAATCACGCAAGGCTGAACCTGCACCTGTCTTGATAGATACTGAAGGCCACTTAGATCCCATCAGTTCATAGGCAGACATGGCATCCACTTCACCTTCGCATATAGTTATATACTTACCCTTCGGTGAGAATATATTCTGACCAAACAGCAGGGCATCAGTTAGCTCACCTTCAACCCACATTCTTTTGTCTTTGCACTGTCTAACTTTGTGACCTACCTGATCACCTCTGTCGTTGAAGTAACCATACAGATGATGGGTCACGATGTTACCAGACTGCTTTATCTTTGTACTATATTTCTTTGCGGTATCCATAGAGATCTTACGATCACTGATGTCACCCCAGTTCCCAGTTGTTGACATAGGTTTCACCGTCCATTCTTGCTTTGGCATAACAGTTACATTATCACCGAACTTTGTACTACAACTAAAGCAATACGAATATCCTTGCTCATGCTTGACGTTGGCATCCGATGACTTACACTTAGGACATGGCCCTCTGTCGAGCCACTGCTTCTTAATCATATTTTCTCCTTTCTAATTAAACCATATGTAGTACGTAAGTACTACTACATATGGTTAATTAG